GTACCAGCATCAAACGGTTTACCTTTTTGTTTCATTATTAAACTTGCTTTGTTTGTTACGCCTGCCATTATGTTAACCTCTCTTCTATAAATTTAAAAATCTGTTCGTTGTACTTGCCAAAGAACTTAGTAAATGCTTGCTTTTTAGCTTCTTCATCACCTTCGCTTGCCATGTCAACACGGAAATCGCTTGCACTCATTCCACCTTGCATAAGAGGTGCTACATATACATAGCCTCTTTCTTGTGCAGTTGGAATCAATTCATTCATATCTTTTGGTAATTCATGTAAGAACCCTTCACCACCTGTTGCAAGTCTACTTGCATCCTTTTCACCATATACAAGTATCTGTGCAGTAGTATTTTCATCTCTACCAGCAGCAGCCATGTCTGGTCTGTATGGATTTGTGTTGATAATTTTATCTCCAGGTATATTAAACATCTTATTCATAATGCTTGCTTTTTCATCAAATGTAAATGGATTCTTACTTAATTCGCCTCGTTGAATATCAGTAAGTTTTCCACCTGCATTAGTTTTTGTGATAAGTCCTTGCACTTTTGCAGACACCATTGTGGCGATAAATACATTATCCGCACCAAACTTTTGAACCAGATGTTTATAAACATCGTGATGTCCTTGGTGCATAGGTTGGAAACGACCGCCATAAAATACAGCTATGTTCTCAACTCCCTCTTTTAAAACATGTTCAATTAACATAATTACTTCTCCGTTCGTAGTATTTATCTAATTGAAAAAACCGGTTGACACTTAGGCCATATATGCTGTATAATACTAACTATATAAAGGAAATCTCAATATGAATAAACCAAAAAAGACTTTTTACTTAACAAACAAAGACTTGTTAAGAGAAATACATAACAGTAAAATGACGTATTGTTGGACGCACGACGAAAACTATACACATTTTGATCTCATTGTAACAGGTTTTGATGAGGTTACTCCAGAAGCTGTTGCTGAAGCAAAACAAAACAGAGCAACAAGACTACAAAAACTAGCTCATCAGGTAGAAGTTGCCCGTTGGGAAAAAGGATTAACAGGCAAAAAGACTAAGCCAAGAGCGGCTGATTTTGCAGTAGATGTTGAAACTATTAAAGATGACGACATTGTAGTAAGGGTAATGACATTTGAACATGTACCAGAAGAGAACAGAAAAAATAAACCAAAGACTGAAGCAGACTTACATGCTAAATGTAACTTTCCTCCTTTTAAACACTATGCAGTAATTAAAGGTGAGTGGACAGAAGTAGCTCGTAGTCATTGGGAAGGTGGCAGAGATAATGGACATTTTAATGTTCATCACGGACAAACAAACGATATGTTAGCAAAGATGTATATTAAACTATGCGAGCGTTATAGCATGCGTGGTAACTGGAGAGGTTACACATATGTAGACGAAATGCGTGGACAAGCATTATTGCAACTAGCACAAATTGGATTGCAATTTAATGAACTTAAATCACAAAATCCATTTGCATATTACACTGCGGCAATTAATAATAGTTTTACTAGAGTATTAAATTTAGAAAAGCGTAGTCAAAATATTAGAGATGACTTACTAGAAGAAGAAGGATTAAACCCAAGTAGCACTAGAACATTTAATGCTGAATGGGAAGCTCATATTAGAAACGAAGCTAAGAAGAAAGAAATCAATCCTACGGTTAAAGTAACAACGTATGATACATCAGATTTAGATACAGAAGAAACTGGAGAATAAATGTTTTTTGATAAAGCAGTAATTTTTACTGACATCCACTTCGGTATGAAGAATAACAGTAGATATCACAATCAAGATTGTGAAGATTTTATTATATGGATGATAGACGAGGCACAAAAACGAGGCATAAAAAAATGTTTCTTTCTAGGTGATTGGCATCACAACCGTGCAAGTATTAATGTTAGTACACTAAACTATACCACAAGTAATTTACGCAGACTAAGTGAATCATTTGAAGAAGTTATTATGATTACAGGCAATCACGATTTATATTATCGTGAGAAGCGTGAGATACATAGCTTATCAATGATTGAAGAATTTAAAAACATCAGAATGATAAACAATGAAATGTTTATCGAAGATGGTGTTGCATTTATTCCTTGGCTATGTGATGACGAGTGGAAAAAATTAAAAGAAGTTGAATGTAAATTTATGTTTGGTCATTTTGAGCTACCACAGTTTTATATGAATGCTCTTGTACAAATGCCAGACCATGGTGGATTAAAAGCAGAAGACTTAGCAAAACCCGAAATGGTGTTTAGTGGTCACTTTCATAAAAGACAAAAGCGTGGTAATGTAATTTATCCAGGTAACTGCTTCCCTCATAACTATGCTGATGCATGGGATGATGACAGAGGTTGTATGTTCTTAGATTGGGACGGCACTATTGAATACCAAGCATGGCCAGATGCACCAAAGTATCGCACACTAACATTGAGTAAACTAATTGACAACCCAGACAAGTACTTGGGCTCTAAGACACATGCTCGTGTTAGTTTAGATGTAGGCATTACATACGAAGAAGCAAACTTTATTAAAGAAACATTTGCTAAACAATATGACTTGCGTGAGATTAATCTTATGCCAAGTAAAAAAGAAGAACACACACAAGACTGGAACAAAGGTGTAGACATTCAAGTAGAAAATGTAGACACTATTGTATTATCGCAGCTCGAATCAGTACAAAGCGATACTATTAAGAAACAAATACTAGTAGACATTTATACAGGACTAACAACTTAAACATGCTAACAATTAAAAATATCACCGTAAAGAATTTTATGAGTGTGGGCAATGTCACACAGGCAGTTCACTTTGACAACGCAGGATTAACACTTGTATTGGGTAACAACTTAGACTTAGGTGGCGATGGCTCTCGTAATGGTACAGGTAAAACTACTATTGTTAACGCACTCAGTTATGCACTATATGGTGCCGCACTTTATAATATTAAAAAAGATAATCTAGTTAACAAAACTAATAATAAAAATATGATGGTTACTGTTGACTTTGAAGTAAATGGTACACCATATAGAATTGAGCGTGGACGTAAACCTAATATATTTAAATATCTAATCAACGATGTAGATAACAACGAAGGTATTACAGATGAGATGCAAGGCGAAGGTAGACAAAGTCAAGCAGTAATTGAACAACTACTAGGTATGAGTCATACAATGTTTAAGCACATTGTTGCACTAAACACTTACACCGATCCATTCCTAAGTATGCGAGCAAACGATCAGCGTGAAATGATTGAACAGTTGCTAGGTATTACTAAACTTAGTGAGAAGGCAGACATATTAAAAGACCTTCTTAAAGGTACTAAAGATAGAATTACAGAAGAAACATACAGGATTAAAGGCATCGAGGATGCTAACGAACGTATTGGTAGTAGCATTAAAGATTTAGAGCGTAGACAAAAAACTTGGGCTACTCAATTACAAGAACGCATACAAGAAAGTACTAGCGAACTATCTGCACTAGAACACATAGACATTGATGTAGAAATAACATCGCACGAAGAATTTACAAAATTTAACGAAAAGAAGAATCAAATAGATACATTAACTGCCGAGATTGCTAGACTAACAAGTAGTGTTGAGCGTGAGAACAAGCGTTTAACTAAAGCACAAACTGATCTAGATTCAACATTAGAACACAAATGTTATGCGTGTGGACAAGAAATACATGACGAACAACACGATAAAATTGTAATACAAAAAACAGAACTTGTAGATGAAAGTCAAAAACACATTGACGATGATAATCAATTGATTACAGAATACAATACTGCAATTGCAGACTTAGGAGAGTTAGGTACTGCACCACGCACAGAGTATAACACATTACAAGAAGCATACAAACATCAAAGCAAAATGGATAAGTTACAAACTGCATTAAGCAATGCTAAAGAAGAAACTAATCCATACATAGAACAAATTGACAGTCTAAAAGAAACTGGCCTACAAGAAGTAAACTGGGCAGAGGTAAATAGACTTGAGGAACTAAGAGAGCATCAAGACTTTTTATTAAAACTATTAACTAACAAAGATAGTTTTATTCGTAAAAAGATTATTGAACAAAACTTGCAGTTCTTAAACACACGATTAGAATATTATATTACACGTTTAGGTTTGCCACATGAAGTACAATTTCAAAGTGACCTAACTGTAACTATTACACAACTTGGACAAGACTTAGACTTTGATAACTTGTCAAGAGGTGAGCGTAACAGGTTAATACTTGGACTAAGTTGGAGTTTCCGTGATGTCTTTGAAAGTATGAACCACCCTATTAACTTTGTTTGTATTGACGAACTAGTTGATAGTGGAATGGATACAATTGGTGTAGAAAGTGCATTGGGTGTATTAAAGAAGATGGAACGTGATAGACAAAAAAATATTCTACTTATCTCACATAGAGATGAGCTAGTTGGTCGTGTACAAAGTGTATTGCAAGTTACAAAAGAAAATGGCTTCACTACATTTAATACAGAGATAGAAGTAATTGATGCATAATCATTATGGTGAAGAAATACAAACTGAATTAGAGATAAATGATCCTACGTATGTATTATTACACGCACCAAACACAATAAATGAATCAACTTTGGGTGTAGACACATTAGAGATGATTAGGAAAACAATCAATGAGTGGGTTGAAGAAGAACAACGGTAAATGTCCGTGGACTTACAACAATGAAGTTGTAGATGAACTTCCTGCTGACTGCGAAGGATTTGTTTATCTAATCACAAATACTACTAACAATAAGAAATACGTTGGTAAAAAACTAGCAAGATTTAAAACAACAAAGCCGCCTCTTAAAGGTAAAAAGAATAAAAGACGTGGAACAAAAGAAAGTGACTGGCAAACCTATTGGGGTTCATCAGATCATTTAAATGCAGACGTATTAACAATTGGCGAAGAAAACTTTACTAGAGAAATATTACATTATTGTCCTAGTAGAGGCGTACTAAGTTATATGGAAGCAAAAGAACAATTTGACCGTAGAGTATTAGAAACCGATGAATACTACAACGGAATAATTAATGTAAGAGTAGGTAGTTCAAAGATTCTTACAGAACACTTAAAAAAAGGTTGACAACGCATAACTTTCTTGTTATTATAACAAAAGTAGCGTTTTAACTTTGTTTGAAGCAAATAATTAAAGCATCAGATAATTAATAGTGTAAAACCAAAACTCACACAGACATAAAGTCAAGCAATTACTGGCACAGTTCAAACCACAATCAGGCTAATAAAAACTAACACAGGCTTCAAAGCTCCGATTGGTCGGCATAGGTCGACTCACCTTGAGGTTACGTAATCACGTGACTAGATACTGGTGTGCTTAATAATGTCAATACACTGATTTGACAAATCAAAAAGATCAAGCTCTACGAACGCTCGTAACTTGAGGATAGTCCAAAAGTCGATACCATGGCTTCGGATGTTTCTGCGTTAGAAAAGCAGTATGTAATAAGGGTACAGCGTAACCGCCCTTCCTAGGTGTTAAACTAGGTTTACTATGGTAATGTGGGTGCTGTTCTATGCCAAGAACTCATTTTACACTTGGCCCGTAGTAGGCTAAGTGTGAATAAAATATCTTGCCAAGTAACCATCTTATAATCACATAAATAATAGTAAGACATAATATTTACAATAATCACTATTAAACAAATATTAAAAGCGTAAGCAACATACAGTGAACAAAGCGTTAGCTTTGTGAAACTGATGATATCGTAGATATCAATTACATGAGAGAACAATAACACATATGACGTTGGACGAATTTCAGAGTAAATTTTTAGAGTTTACTGAAAAGCAAGTTGAACCCCTTAAAGATGACGGATATCCAGTATGTCCGTATGCAAAAAGTGCCAGAATTAAACGGGCGTTGCAGTTCATTGATGGTCGTGATGATTTAACAGTAATGGATACTTTTGATCCTGAAACATATCAAATGGGTATTGTTTGGTTAGGTGATATTGATGATATTACTCCTGTAGAAAAAATTTGCGAGGAGTACAGAAAAAAGAATCCACATCTCTTATACTTTACTAGTACAAGACAAAGTGGACATTTTGTTAAAAACTTTACTGATTGTGTGTTTATTCAACGTGCTAACGACTTGTTAGAAAAACGCAAACACTTACATGATAATACAAACTATTACGATAGTTGGCCCGAAGATTATTATAAACTAATAATGGGTCACTGAGTAGGACCCTTCCTCATATTATTAATTTCTTCAACACGTTTATTCATACGTTCAATTAACAGTCTTATACTGTCAACTGGCATTGTCATAATATCTTGATAATTGATAGNACCTTCGCTACGAATCACTATATCTAAATAGCTAGCTTCTGTATCTTTTAGAATTTTATTATAACGTTCAATTAGCTCTACGATTTGCTCGGGCTGACGAGAAGCTATCAGCCCCCGAAAAAATTTGCAATATCTAAATCTACACCAGTTTTCCAACTATGT